CTTCATCCGCGCTTCATATCCCCCGCCGAACACGTATGGCAAGCCGAAGTACTACGCCATTTTTGACGATTCAACAATGCTTCTGGGGCCGACTCCGGATCAGGCATATACGGCTGAACTGTGGGTAGACTACTGCACCGGCTGAATCCGTCGCACCCGTGCGTCGGTTGATCCAAATCTGGATAGGTCGGCCCGTCGCGTTCTTGTTTGGGATCGACACGTACGTGCTTGACGAAATACGGGTGATGTTGATGTCTTGCTGATTCGTGCCGGTTCCAGTCCTAATAACGTGGTCCAACAAGTCCACCGTGTCGGCAGGAAGATCATAAGTCCCAACGTTGTAGGATAGCGTGTGCGTACCCGTTTCTAGCGTCCAGAGGTTGATGCCTCGATTGGCCCAGTCCATCAGCAACAAGGCAAGGCTACGCCGCGAGGTACGAAAATCGTAACCCGTACGCAGTTCGGCACCGCAACGCTCGAATGCTTCCTCAATAATCGTGTTGAGGTCGAGGTTGAAGTCCGTTGTTGCTGTTGTGCGATCTGCCATTACATCCCCTGCCGTCTATACGGCCTTACTTTGGCTTTGACGCCTTTCGGCTGCGGGACAAACTGCTTGCCTTGGGCTTTGCCTTTACGTTTGGCTGCGGTGGTTCGGGCATACTCAGCAGGGCTGAGAGCTTTGATCGCAGCTTCTGGAAGATACCTTTCACCCGTGTCACTAGATCGTTTACCACTTTTGGTTCTCCATTTTTGCTGCGTCCAAGCCTTGAGTGATTGTTGTGGGGCTTTCATGATGTAATTTTGTCAGTCGTAGGCCGGTTTACTGCCCAATGTCAAGACCAAAATCGTTAGGCGAGCGGTACGCTTTAAGTGCGTCATCACCGTAATCTATATTATTTTGTTTCAAATAATCCAATACCGAATTGGGATTAGGCTGCGGGCGAAGACCGTGAAAAGGCTGCGGTACGGTTTGTGCCAAGAGAGTCGTTCTTAGGCGGGTATTGAAATGCCTAACCGTTTTGCAAGTGGCAAACACGCGATTGCAATGTGTGATCGTTGCGGGTTTCAGTACAAGCTGCGCCAGTTGAAGTCACTTGTGATCAAGACCAAGAACGTTAATATCTTGGTTTGCCCGGAGTGTTGGGAGCCTGACCAGCCGCAGTTGTCACTCGGTCTGTACCCTGTGGACGACCCGCAGGCCCTACGGAACCCAAGACCGGACACGAGTTATTTTGCGATAGGCAATGACGGTGCGAATGGTAGCCGTCAGATACAATGGGGCTGGAATCCGGTTGGGGGATCAAGTTCCTTTGATGCGGCACTAACTCCCAATACATTAGCCCCGGCAGGTGAAGTCGGGACGGTAACGGTCAGTACGACCTAGGAGATTTGAGATGAAGAACGGTATGCGTAAGATCGCTAAGGAAGAAGTCAGTAAGCATGAGAAATCCATGCACAAAATGCGTGCTGGCGGTAAGACCAACAGCGACATGAAGAAGTACGGTCGTGGTATGGCGAAGGTGATGAACCAGCGTAAGCCGATGCGCGGCTCCTCTGGCCCGAGGTAAGTACCATGAAAGAACTCAATCCCGGCAAGATTAGACCGAACACCGACTCGACTGGGCAGAATGGCTATCCTGAAAAGGATGTCAACAAGGGCGTCACCCACATGAAGATGAAGGGTGCTGGCGCTGCCACGAAGGGTAAGAAGTTCGTCTCGCAGATTAACCTGCAGTATAACGGCAAGGTACGGGCTGGCTGGTCGTGAACTATAGTCAACTCTCAACGTTGATTCAGGATTACTGCGAAAGTACGGAAACGTCTTTTGTAGCGAATATCCCTACGTTTGTGCAGTTGGCAGAAGAGCGAATTTATAACACGGTCCAACTCCCTGCGATTCGTAAAAACGTCACGGGTACGATGACGCAGAACTTTCAGTACTTCCAGTTACCTTCGGATTGGCTATCGACGTTCTCTCTGGCGGTTATTGACCCGACGACGCAGGAATATGAGTACCTATTGAACAAGGATGTGAACTTCATCCGCGCTTCATATCCCCCGCCGAACACGTATGGCAAGCCGAAGTACTACGCCATTTTTGACGATTCAACAATGCTTCTGGGGCCGACTCCGGATCAGGCATATACGGCTGAACTG